TTTCTGAAGACGACCTTGGGTCTACCTCATCCTGCTCGGCAAGCGTTTGACCAAACCCGGCATCACCTTCCAAGCTGCCGGTAACTTTTCGATCTATCGGAGTAGACTCTAAATACTCAATCAAGGAATCGATGTCTTCGGCCTCATCGATTTCCCCCATCTGTCGCCTCATAAACATCTGTTCTCTGAAGATGTCTTTTACCATTTGCATTTCGTCAGCAGAAAGCGACTCCAGTCCGCCCCCTCTGTCTTTTGTCATCTGAGATATAAGCCTCTGCATGCCGGACTTAATCTGAGCCATGCTCTTGTAGTCCGCAGGCATGGCGGTCTCTTCTGCTGGCATTTCTTGCTGCTGTCTTTCAGATGCAATCTGCTGCTCCAGCCTGTCTGCGAACGCCTCAAAGCCCTCGTCTTCGGCCATATCTTCTTCTGTAAGCCTTTCTAATGGAGCCTGCTCTCGCCTTTGAGCGAAGTCTGCGTCTTCTCTTTCAAGTCTTTGGTTTTCAAGCTTGCTCAAGAATCGCTCTAAGGATCGTTCGCTTCCTGTTGCAATTTGAAGCGCAAGCTGCGTTCTTTGGCGTTGATTGAGATTGTACTTGTCTATAATACGACGGACTTGTGGTTCAGAGTTCAAGTCACTGATAAGCTGGCCGACATCTCCACCCACTTGCCTTCTTCTTTCTGCGAGCTCGCTTTGATTTAACTCATCAATTGTGGCGTTCAGTTCCTCAAAGTCTTGAGGCGTAACTCCAGACCCAGAGAAGTTTGCCTTTTCAAGTGCCCTCATTAGTGAGCCCGTACCAGAGAACCGGCCAACTTCTTTCATTAAGGCATTTTTCTCTCTAGCAACGCTTGCTAGGTTCTTATTAAAGGTCGTTTCTGCGCTTCTAGCGTTATTAATTTTATCGACAACGTCTGCTGATGATGTGTCAATCAACTCTTGCTCGAGCTGCTCAACAGTCCTGGGCGGACTCATTTCTGCGGCAGCAAAATGAAGCATTTGGCGCAGAGCGTTTTGATCAGAAGCGTCGCCCTTAGTGAACTGATTTACAACAGCAGCTCGAATCGCGTTCAGCTTGTTTTGCTGCTCTCCGGGAAGGTTTAAGTTTTGATCCCGGACAAGCTTTTGAACAACCTTTTTTGCCTTGTCATCATAGGTTGTAAGCTGCTTGTTGGCCTCTTGGATGTTTTTTAAAGCTTGAACTGAAAGAGCTGACTGTGCACCAATCTGTGCTTTAATAATGTCTGCAAACTTATCTGAGAGGTCCTTGTAGGCTGCTTGCTTTGATTTGATGACGGCCTCAATGTTGCCCTGTTTTATTTTTGCTGCAGCAGTAGACTTAGCGTCTTCGAGCTTTGCAATATTTAAAAGGTCAATGTCTCGGCCCAAAGTCTCTGTGGTAGCCCCGCCCTGCAGCGCGATTCTTAGTCGTTCACGTCTGTCTTCAATAGCCATCTTTACGCTCCGTATTTATCTAAAATGCTAAATTTTAGGAAGGTTTAGTAGGCCACACTATATCTCTATATACAGTAGCACTTGTTGTAGAAGGCAAGTCTCTGAGTGCTTGTCTATATGTTTGCCATTCTGCTTTTTTACTGTCACTTAAAGGTGAATCAGCACCTTGTGTCCAATCACATGCAGTTAATTTTATATTTCTTCTTAATCTTAACCAATCTGCTAAAGGCGTAGTGTTATCTACTGCTTCTACTGTTGTGGTATCTAAATTTATTTTGAAATCAGTTGTATTTGCAACTTCACCATTAATATATGCTAAGTTAGGTGCTTTTGCTAAATTTTTATCCAACATATGATCAGGAATATTTCTACAACTTACAATTTTTCCTGTTTGTGAATTATAAATTATCCTTTTCATTATTTTTCGCCCTTTGTAATCCTTTTTATCTGATAACTCATGTTATCAAATTTTCTTGGAGCACTTCCAAGTGATTGTGCATCACTGAATCCTTCTAATACAACATTTGCACTTACAGGTTTGAAATCACTTGGTAAATTGTATGTATTTGCTGTAGGATCAGTACTGAATGTTGTAAAGGATGCCATTATACCTGTAGGAGTTGTAAATCCTTCATGTATCATACCTCCACCACCAATAACATGTGTACTTGTTGTGGTTGCATTTGCAAAAGTTATATTACCATTACTTTTAAATCCTGCATCAAAACCAGCAGATAAATTACTACCACCGTGATCTGCAAATGCATTAAATGTAAAGTCGCCTATATCAACACCTCTGATATCATATTCTGCAGGTGTAGTTAATTCAACAAATGTTTGTGTACCAGGGTCTTGTGGAATAACACCACTATCTAAACCTTGATCTTCTATTTGTGCACCTGCACCAAATGTTTGCATTGTGTCTTTTACAATAACATTACCAAATACATCACCTGGAAGTGCTGTAATATTACCATATTGTTGATTATATAAAGGTCCTATAAATATTGGTCCAATAACTGGTAATTTAGGTATATCTATATTTGCTGGAGGTGTTGTTTCTGTAACAGTTGTTTCCACATAATAACCATCACTGTATTCAATTGCACTGATTTGTGCTGTAACCATACCTGTATCATCTTGTTGTTCTGTGACTCTCATAACGCGGAATAACTTGTCTGTCCAACCATATAAATCGTTTGTAACTTTAATTACATCTCCTACATCACTTTGTATTCCGCTGAAGTCACTTACAAATTGTATAACTGTACCTACTCTACTTTGGTTAAGATCAATGTTTGCAAGACGTTCTGCTCTCATATTATCATTAATCATATCCAATTTGTAATTTAAAATGTTATCAGGTTCATTAGGATTCCTGTCACTACCTGGTGTTTCAACTAATACAGTATTTGTTTGGTCTTTTCTGGTGTTATCTGCAAATTCTACTTCAACACCATTATATAATGCATATAATTCTGTTGAACTAATATCTATTTTACTAACAATATTGTCATCATTATATACTAAACAATTGGCCTTTTCTGCTGTACTTAATTCTCTGTTTGGTATTGCTTTAAATTTACCTTCTTTAACATTAAATGAAAAGAATGTGCCGGCCGCTTGACAAATTTTATCTATGTTTGTTGCACAAGGATCAAATGTACTTAACATGCCATTAATCTCATATCTGTCATGTGTTGTACTAACATTACCAAACGTTCTATATGTTACTTGTTCTGCACTATACCCTTTCATTGCTGTATTGGCTGTGCCTGTAATACTTGTAACATCTATTTGATCGTTTGACAATCCGGCGCCATATCTTGAGGAGGTCAAGTAATCATATAACACATCACCTGGATTACTTAATGTGTTTTTCATTTTGAATGTCATTTGTGGCAATCCTGTTAAACCATTTTCTGCATCATAATCTATTTGCATAACTGCAAACACCATTGCATTTGCTGTATGGTTTACTCCCCAATGAGGCACAATGGCAGATGCGGCTGTTGAACTACCTGTTCCTGATGCCGGAAATATGACATCACTACCACTACTACCACCTTGATATATGTTTACTCTTACATTTCCTGCATATGTAGTTGCTGTACTTTGGTTAGGGTCTATATGACTTACAACAGTATTACCAGAAAATACCAATTGGGTATCGTTCATAAATATTTGACTACAACTAAACGTTCCTGTTTGTGTTTCCTCTGATAATGCAATACAATAAGTCATTGTTTTGTTTTCATTACTAATAGCGGCATCAAATATAGGGCCACTTGTGAACACGTTACCGTATAATATGGGCAATTTGTTGTCTGTTGCGGGAGGTAACTGTATGGTTACACCTGGATCTCTGCCCTGATCCATTGAAGGTGGTTTGAACACACCCAATGCTCTTGCAGTACCATATGCAAGTCCGCCTGCAATGATTGACGTTGCAATAGTGGCTAAAACACCTGTTATTCCTATTGCTCCTACGATTGCTGTTGCTATTGCTGTAAATACTGCCACTGTTTACCCCCTAAATGCCCAATTATAGTCTATGGCTTCCCAACCTCTTTCTTCTAATTTTAAATCTGGTGTAGTTGCTAAAGTTGTAAGTGTAAATGTTGATATATGTCCTAAGTCTTTGGCTTCTATACCAATTGCAATATATCTGTTAAGTAATCTTGCACCTGCACTTGAACCTCTGTATTCGTCCTCTACCCACCATGCAACTTCTGTCATACGTTTGACATGAGGTAACCATAAATCTCCCT